GTCCATCTGATCTATTTCCTCTTAGTCGAAAGCTTTAGCTCACTAAGAAGGTCATGTCAAGGCCACACAGAAGTAAATCCGCGAAACGCGGTCGCCTGTGTGCGGAGTCGGTTGCAAAAATTAATTTCAACCGGGCTCGAAAAGAGTTGTCGGACTTAGTAGGGTTAATGGAGAAGATGCTGTTTCTGCGTCTTCCCACCATTCCTACTTTCGCGTCCGTTGCAGATATCAAGAAGTTCTGCACATCTTTAATCGAGTCGTCACCGTCTCATGGCTGGGAGCGTCATAATATTCGTTACACGAAGGGATCAAGAAAGTTCACCCTTGGTTCTAAGTGTCGTAAGCGCGACTATTTCACGCTCTCATCAACTATTTTTCTATTTCGTAAGACTCTTCCTTCACCCCCGCCTGATTTAGATTCTTATCATGAGAAGTTCTCCAAAGAGAAGCCCATTGATGAGAGTTTTTTATCTTTTTGTAGGCAGGAGATCCCTCGGTTGTTTGCACCAGGGTGGGATAAAAGGTATGAGGAGAGAGTCGAGCGGGTCATTGTTGGGAACAAGTCTTTCCTTGAGAAGACAGACCTCAACGATAACACTCGTCGTTACATTAATCGGTCTATGACTCGCAGTTCATTCATAGACCTTTGTCGTACCGGTACTTCTTTCCCTAGTACCCGGCGTGTTTCTATCGTTTTCAAGGCCGGTAAGGCCAGGGTCGTTACTGTGGCGTCGGCACTGCAGTATTGTCTATCTCCTTTCGCAGGCATGATGTATGATCACCTGTCGAAGAAAGACTGGTTGCTCCGCGGAGATGCAAAGCCTGGCAAATTTAAAGGTTTTTCGCATGTTTTGGGTGAGGTTTTCGTATCCGGGGACTACGAGTCCGCGACGGATAATTTTTGTCTTGGTCATAGCAGGGCTATCCTTGACAGCGTGTTAGGTACCACCTCACTTTGTGAGGGGGTACGTGAAATGGCACGTTCAAGTTTATCTGCGGTTGTCGTATCGAAGGGTCGTGAAACTATCATGAAGTCAGGGCAGTTGATGGGGGACAAGCTCTCGTTCCCCCTCCTCTGCCTTACCAATTATCTGGCATTTGTCTACTCGATGAGACCTTATGGACGATTACCACCTGTTAGAATTAACGGTGATGATATTGTCTTTAGGTCAACGAGAGTCCAAGCAGATAGCTGGTTCAAGGGCGTTAGTTCATCGGGATTGGTCGTTTCCATAGGTAAGACTATGGTTCATGATCGTTTCTTCTCGTTGAATTCGTCGTTCTTCGAGGCTTCTCGTTTCCTACCGATTCAGGTTCCTTTTGTCCGTCCTCTTCCTCTCTTCAGGCCGTCTGATGACTCTTGTTTCAGACTCGGAGGAAGGATGGCTGACTGTTCGGTGGGATTCCACGGTCAAGAAAAACATTGCATCATTAGTCATTTCCTAAGACTCAATAAGGGCTACCTTTGGAAGTCTCAGGTGTCGTTAACTCGTGGTCATAATCATCCGGTTCCTGACTACATCCTGCGGGATCGAGGTTTATTTGAGCGCGAACAGACTTATCTCTCTCTTTCTGAGAGTTTAGACTGTTTCCCTCACCTTAATAAACCCCTTCCCGGCTTTACACGCCTTCCGCTTAAGAGCAAGGCTGTGATAAGTGCTTGTCGTTCTTCTAGACAAGCCTTGATGAAGCTTTACCGTGATGGTACGTGGGCTGACGGAAGAGATGAGCCCGATGATGATTCTCCAGATTTGTCTGAAATCACGCATCCTCATCTCGAAGCTGGCCCTATTCGTTGTGTCATGAAAGTCGTGCGGTTGGGTGTGACCCAACACGGTCGTTTAGCTCATCTGGTTGTCCGCTCACTCGGACTTCCCCCAATTGACCATCATCCTAAAGCCAAGGTTAGGTTGTCAGTCAATCCGGGGAAACCAGGTCGCTTCATGCAGCCACGCACCTATCATTCGATCGTCGATAGGGCCAGTCTGGGAGTTCGTAAAGGGTATGTAGAAAATGAAAAAAAGAGATGGTCGTTAAAATTTGTAGCCGGTTCTGTCCAGACAGGAACCGTGGAAGATTGAAGCTGAGGCAAGGATTAACAGGAATGACAGAGGACCCTTGAGGGCGACCCGTCTCGGCATTCGTGTCGTGTAATTCGGAGCACATGAGTGTCCAATTGTACCTTGGTGAGCTACGGCAAAAGTCCAAGCTACGGCATCTCGACCTGTGAAAGAGCTCAGCTCTGTGGTTATTGATTGGAAATAGTCTCAGACTTCTGATCCCCTTACCTTTCCAGAGGTCCTTGGATTAGTATTGAACAAAGTTTGGT